GAACGTCTGAAGCGTTGGCATGACCTCCGAGCGGAGGACCCCATCGGGCAGGTGCTCAATGGTCTCGACGAGTGAGGCACGCGCCGAACAACTTCGCATCCGACGTGAGACCGCGCAGCGGATTCTGGAGATCTTCCCCGGGTTGAACTTCAAACGTCTCGACGCGACAGCCCCCGCATGGGTTCTGGCCGTGGAGAGCGCGACGCTCGACATGCATGCGCGCATCGCGGATGTCGTGGAAGACGCTTACCTCTCCGAGAGGCGGGCTGCTGGAGCTACCGGGCGTGTGTCGTTCGTCGTCCCGGAACTGAACCGCAGACTTCTGAGGGACACACTGCTCGCCCTCGGCCCGTTTGCGGCGAAGAAAGCCATGTCGGGTGGCGGTCGCATACCCGATGTTGCCGCGACAGTGTTTTCGAACACGACGGGTTCGGCGTTGCGGGATGCGATGCGGGCCGGACGCGACTCGGTGCGAGCAACTGCGCTACGTGACCGTAGGGCGGTCGGGAGGTGGCGATTTGCGCGTGCTGGGGCCTGCCGGTTCTGTCGGATGGCCGCAGACAAGGGTGCGGTCTACAAGGAGAGCACGGCGACCTTCTCTGCCCACCTGCACTGCGCATGCACCGCAGCCCCAGCGTTCCTGGGCGGCGAGTACGGGCCCGAAGCGAGCGCGATGCGGTACCTCGGGGCGAAACGAACACGCACACCCGAAGAGAAGACGCGGCTTCGGGAATGGCTCGGCTCCGAGTACCCGGCATAGAACTTCCCACCCAATCGGGGCGGGCGATCCCTAGGAGGGAAACCATGTCGCAGGGCGACAACGAAAACGGCGACGACCAGACGGAAGACGTCGAAAATGCTGACCAGTCGCAGGACGACGGGTCGGACGGCGCGGACGAGCAGGGCTCGGACAGCGACCAGGAAGACGAGGACGGGTTCGAGGGCGAGTTCGACGCAAAGCGCGCCCGCCGGACAATCGATCGTCTTCGACGTGAGCGCAACACCGCACGCGAAACCGCGAGAAGCGCCAAGAACGACCCCGAGATGACGAAGCTGCAGGCCGAAAACCTGCGTCTCCGCGTCGCGATGAAGGTCGGCCTTGACGACGACCTCGCGGATCGACTGAAGGGCTCCACCGAGGACGAACTCCTCGAAGACGCCCAGAAACTCCTCGACCGGTTCTACCCGGGCGAGAAGAAGCTCTCCTCCCGACAGCCGAAACCCAACCTCAAGGGCGGGTCAAAGCCGGACGAGGAGCCCGAGCTCACCGCCGACGACATCGTCAAAGAGGCGCTCGGACGCTAGTCCCGCAGGGCTCCGCCATGGGAGCCTCCGCGGCCACACACAACAACCAGGAGGTTCCCCGTGGCGAATGTATTCCAGAAGGGCACGAAGTTTGCCCAGACCGCGCTGGCGCTGCTGCGCCGGTCCATCAAGACCCCCGGCATCTTCACGACCCGTTACGGGATCGCGGACTTCCGGGGCGCGGAGGGCGACGTCGTCAACGTCAAGCGCCCGCCCGTGCTGCGCGCGCGTGACAAGGGATGGCGAAACGACAACGCGATCGTCTTCGACCGCCTCGTGCAGACGAAGATCCAGATCCGACTCGACAAGCACCCGTACAGCGCGGTGGAGCTGTCGCCCGAGGAGTACACCCTCGACGACATCAGCTACACCCGCGATGTGCAGAAGCCGCAGGTCGACGCGCTGATCGACTGGTACGAGGATCTCGTCGTCGATGCGCTTGGCGCAGCCGACTTCGTCTACGAGGTCACGTACAACCCGAACGCGGGTGAAGCGACCGCAGCGGCCGCGAAGCAGTCTGACCCCCGCAAGGTCGCATCGCGCGCGCGCCGCCTGTTCCAGGACGCACACGTCCCCGCGGACGGTCGCTACTGGCTCGTCGGCTCGGCTGTCGCCGAATCGATCCGCGACTACGGCAAGCTGCTGGACGTCGACACTGCCGGACTGCCCGAAGCAGTCCGCGAAGGCGTGGTCACGAAGCTCTCCGGGTTCTGGATCATCGAGGTCGACGCGCTCGACGAGAACGAGTCGTACTTCGTTCACGCCTCGGCGGTCGCAATCGCAAGCGTCGCGCCGGCCGTGCCGCCCCGCGGTGTCGACGGTGGCGGTGTCGCAGCAGCCAACGGTCTGGGCATCACCCAGCTGTGGGACTACGACTCCGACCACCTCAAGTCGCGCTCGATCGTGCACTCGTTCGCGGGCGCCACGGTCGTGCTCGACCCGGAGCTCGACACGAACGACCAGATCATCCTC